TTATAGATAAGTAAACAGTACCCTCATCAAATACTTGTAATCTATCTATTGCTTCTAAAACAGCGTCCGCAGCTACTGTAAAACTATTTGGGTTAGCTACTGTAAGTAACTCTTTTAATTTTTCTGCTGGAAAATCTGTGTGTCCTGGCTGTTCAGGTCCATAAATTAATTTTGTGGATGTCTTTACTACATTTATACCATCTGAATTGAAGATATATAAATCTTCTCCTTCACAAGTTCTAAGTAAATCCATCATACGTGTTGTAATGTAAAAGGTAGTTGCCGTTGTAGATTCAGTTGTAATGCTACTTAACTTAACCCCATTCGTTGTAAGTATTACATTGTTGTCTACATAGTATCCCATAAGTGTAGGATTAACAACAAGTTTACTCAACCCACCCTCTGCTTTATTAAACAGGTCTATTGCTGGTAACTTAATAGCCCCGTGTTCAATACCACCAGTTAAATCCTCAAATGAAACTATTGGTACTTTTCCTTCTTCTTGTGTAAATGTATACTTACCATTTCCTTGAATAACAACTGTCTTGTCTTCAATTATAATTCTAGTTTTATTAGTAGTCATTTTTGTCATAAGTTGTAGTAAACGTTCCCCATTAACACACACTGAAAAATCTAGTTCAAATGGTTCTTCTCTGTTTAGTGTATATATGTAAGCGTTACTACCATCATTAACAGCAAAGGACATATTTGTTCCCTTACCACTAATCATTATATACCCTGTGTATGGTAAGAATTTATTATGAATAAGTCCCTTACCTACCTTTTTAACAATGTTCGCGAGTCTATTTGTATTTAATTCTATTTGCATCGTATCCTCCTAAAATAAGCTATTCTGTTTTTTACGTTTACCGTATTGACATACGTACGCTTCACTCTTTTCGTCTAACCATTTGATATTAAATAAAGTTCTTTTCTTATATTCTTTACTTAATTCATCCATAGTATATCCGAATTTTTTTATGTATTCTAGAATTGCCAGTTGTGCTGGTGGTGTCATATTAGCATAATGGTTTTTCTTCTCTGTACTTTGGTCACTAACGAGTATAACACCGTTGTCACTCATAATACCACCGTTTGCACTAACTTGTATCCAACTACTTGCATCCGCACTATATAGTGGGAACAGTTGACTTAAAGTAAAGTCCTGTACTCCCAAGGCGTGTACTTTTATATCTGGGTTGTTACTACTTAATACCACCTCAAATACTTCAGTTAGCTTGGCTGTTTTTTCTGCTTTTGTTCTACCAACAATGTTTCCTATCGCAATAAGGTCTATTGCAGGCTCAAAGTTAAGTATATTTATTAATCTTGATGTATCTGAACCAGCATGAAATACTGGTACTAATTTCTTAGGGCTGTTAACTTTCTTATACATATATAAAAAGTTTTCCCAAGTTTTAATGTTAGAAGCTAAACGTTCTTTAGGTGTAGCGTCAACACCAAGTTTCCCTGGAATTTCATCTACCTGCATAAAGTAACTTAATCCTCTATCCCATTCGTTAACATATTTAATATATTTATCTACGTCAACTTGTGTATTCTTTGTCCAGGCAGTATACGCTCCACTATCTAGGAACGTTTGATACCCAAGTTCAACTCTTGTTTGTAATAACTTTTTATCATTCCAATAACTTAACAAACGGAGTAACCCGTTTTCACGTATGTAATCATTTGCTTCAGGACACTGAACACCTGCATAGTATGTATTAAACTTTGCCATCTTTACCAACCCTCTTTTCGTGTGAGAACTTTAAGAAACTATAAGTAGTCATAATATTTGCTTCCTCTACTTCTCCTCTACCATAATTACCCGCCGCAATCTTAGGTACTATGTTCTTTTTAAGATAATAATAAACACTTTCTTCTATTTCTTTTCCATAACTTTTACCCATCATAAAGAACGTAACAAACTTTCTAAAACAAGGTTTACAACTCCAACATTCTGTTCCTTCTTCTGTAGGGTTATAACAACTAAAACTACTATAGAAAGCGTCGTCTAACTGTCCACCCATAGATAAGAATTGTTCTAGTAACTCTTTTTTTGTAAAGTCTTTAAAATCTAAATTAATTCTAAACTTTTTCTCGTCCGTCCACCATTGTTCTTGGTATAAATAGTTTAACATATCGGTTGCTTTATTAGCAAACTCAACACTTTTATCTAACACTCTATCCCCAGCGGTAGCCCCTAAACATATTTCGTACTGTTCGTACTTATCACCCGTTGCATAATTGCTAGCAACCATTATGAAGTATAAGTTTCTTAATGGTACTATTTTGTTGTCAAGTTCCCATTTACTTAAATCTAAGTGTTCAATAATAACATCTTCTGGTAATTTATCCATTTCTTCTTTACTATAAGAACCATTTATATCAACATAAAGTTTTATATCTGGTTTCCATATTTTATCTATTAACCAAGAATCTAATCCTCCACTATATAATAGAATCTTTTTCATCTTTTTCATCCCTTTCAACAACAGCAAATAATTTAACTAGCATTGCCATTGTTTGTATAATTTCCATTTTAACATTATCGGTGTCTTTTTCAAGAATACCGTGTGCAATCTCACCGAATTCTTCAGCTGTAATTAAATACTGTTTTTCAACTGATATAAACTCTTGTAAACCGTGTTCATCAATAGCATTATATATTTCTTTACCCACATACAAACTAAGTTCGTTTGATAGTATAATATAATCTTGTTTTATCATTCTGTTTCCTCCTGATACATTTTAATACTGTTTGTGTGAAAACTATTGTAACCTTTATACCCAACCTTTAATACAGCAAACAATGTTTTTGATTCCTTATGGAATATAACAATGTGCCACATTTTATTTGGGTGTATTTCAAATAATGTCATATCATAACCAACTCTAGTTAAGAATAACTTTAATTCATCAAAGTAGTCGGTATGTGTTTCTGTTATTTTATTATGTAGTTTCTTTATAACTTTAATTACTTTTCTACTGTGTTTCATTTTGTTCCTCCATTAACATTGGTTTTAAATTATTACCTTCCCAACGCTCTGTGATAACTCCATCACATTTCATTGGTAAACTTAAATACTTATCACTTGCTGCTACCATTAGTAATTCCATACGGGCTAATGCTTTTAGGGCATTTGCTTTTGGAGCCTCACCAATAATCTCATCGTGTACAGTTAATAATAATCTTCCACCAAGTTCTCTAAATTCTTTATCGTTATATATCATAACGCAAGCTTCATTAACCATATCACTTGCACTACCTTGAATAACACTATTTACTACTTGTCTACTTGCATTTGATATTTTCATATAGTTATTTTTAATATGAATACCAAACTGTGTTCTATAAAACTTAATTCTTGCATCTCTTTTATCTCTACTCCAAATACCGTCTAACTCTTTAGTTATTTCAGCCTTTGTTTGTTCATCTACTTTTTCTCCACCAAATTCAAACTGTGAAAGTCTCAGGTCTGGTATTCTACATTTTCTGCCCCACACTGTATATATGTATCCATTTTGTTTACAAAATCTAAGTTGTTCGTTAACAAATTCCTCAACCAATGGAAAACTATCATTAAATCTTTTTATTATTCCTTCAGCTTCTTTTTTAGTAACACCCAACTGTTCAGCTATACTTTTTGCACCACGTGAGTACATGATTCCTAAAATTATGCTTTTCATATTTGTTCTTCTTTGTTTACCCTCTTTACCAAATGATTCTAAACATTCGCTATATGGAACATTATAAACTTTACTAGCAGTATCTGCGTATAAGTCTTTTCCATCTAAATACGACTGTTTCATACTTTCATCCCCGGAACAATGAGCTAATAATCTCGGTTCCTGTTGCTTTCTGTTATAGGGTTGTTAACCCTCCACGATTTCTCGTGGTGTCGGACTATCTCTTGTGTATTTCTACACCCTCCCATTTCGACTTCACTTGAAGCCTACTCTACTCGCTTCCACATAAATGTGTGCTTTCGATAGTCTCTACACCTTATTCACTAAATCTCCAAATATATCCGTATTTAATACCACGTTTATTTCTAGCACAATGTAGTATGTTTACTTTAGCATTTTTACTTTTTGTTAACCCACAATCTATTAAGTAGTTGTTAGCCTCTGTTCCACTCATAAACTTTTTAATAACTTCATTTGTTACTGGGTCTAACATAAGTAACTTACGAGCATTAGTTGGTATTTTACCATACATAGGATTCTTAATTCCAAGTTTTTGTTTACTTAACTTAATTTTAGTTTCCTCTGTGAGTAATCTACCAGTATTTGCTTTTCGTAACTTTTCTTTAAATGCCTTACTTTGTACTGTTTTTAAATGTTTTGTTTTAACTTTCTCACTAAACATTGGGTTTTGCTGTCCTTCTTCTGTCATATTATAACCTTTGTTATAACTGTCAAAATAATTAATCCAATAAGTTTCTCTACTAGTAAGGATACTAATATCAAATACTTTTTCTAGTGTTTCCCATTTAAAGTTTTCTAATCCGTATTTTCTTAACGCTAAATGAAAGTGGAAGTTACTTCCCTTTCCAATTGCTGTGTATACGTGGTTTTTCTTACGTTGTTTAAGTGTTTTAATTGTTTGACCAACATAACACTTTCCATTTACTATATTCGTTGCTTTATAAATTAACATCTTATCTCCTCCTATATGTTATATTATAACATATTTTAAGACTATTGTCAAGAGGAGTAATTAATTCTTTTGAATCTTGGCTCGGGATTGCCTTCAACTTAACTTGCTAAGGTTTCCCCGAGTTAGAGAGGTTTTAATACAGCCATTTTGTTAACTGTAATCGGAACCTAATAAATAATAGCCTTCGGAAGGAACAAACATCTTCCTGATGGCCCTGCCCGTCTCTGTTCTGTTAGGTATATTCTGTAAATTAGGGTTTTTACTTGAGAATCTACCAGTTCTTGCCCCATAAGGTTTAAGAGTGGTGTGTATTTTTCCTGTATCTGGATTAACTTTGTTTTTCAGTCCCGTAACATAAGTACTATTTAATTTTTGTAAACCTCTAAAGTCTAGAACAATGTCAAACATTGTTTTATATTGTGGGTAAAGTTTTGTTAACCTCTCAATAGCTTCCACATCAACACTTGTTCCCTTAACTTTTTTAAGGTGCATAGCGTCATAAAACAATATAGATAACTGTGTATTACTACCTATATTTAAAGGTCTTTCTATTTTTCCAAATAATTCTGGAAAATCATTTTTAAGTGGTGTTAAAAATAGTTCTGCAATACTGTCTACATAACTATCAAACTTTAATATAATTTCAGCTAGTTGTGCTGTCATTAATTCCCCACTACTATCACTAGCTACAGTATCTAATCTAAAACCATTATCCATCATACTAGCTACTGCTTCACTTAAATCGTTCCACATAATAAACGAAATGGCAGCCTTTTCTAAGCCCACCTGTTTATTTTTTGCTCCATTTACACCTAAGTATTGACGTTGGAAATCACGCAGTTGAGATGTCATTAACCCGTCTAATGCTGGGTACGTTTTAATCTCTTCTGGATTGAATTCGTCTATCTTATGATTACCAAATAGTTTCTTAAAACTGTCTGGTTCAATATCCTTCTCTGGTGTTCTCATAACATATTTTTCCCATAGGAATTTTAAGTTATGGTATCTGTCATTTTCGTTAAGGAATTTACTTCCCAAATTAACGTCCCAATGACATTTTATATAATCTTCCATACCGAATGTACGTTTTGTCATTCGTTGGTCATACATAGCATTTGCCATTGTAACTTCAACTTTATTACTATGACTAAGTGTGTATAACTGTTTAAGAAACGGTAATACATTTACGTTGTATTCAAAATCTATGTGGTTGTAAGAAACGTATACGGGGTCTTGATTTGCTGTGTGTAAACACAAACCAACAACTCTATCATGCATTTCATCCACACCAGTTCCTTCTGTATCATAAGATACTTCACCGTTTTCAATTATTGCTGTTAAATACTCATCTAATTCAAGTTCAGTCGTTATTAATCTAAAGGTATAATCAGGTAATCGCAACGCTACCTTATTGGTATACGCTGCGATTCTTGATAAAACTTCTTCCTTTGTTATTTTACTTTTAGAAGCTTTTCCTGATTTTGGTCTTTTAATTTTATTGACTAAACTAGATACTTTAGACTTTTTGTTAATATCTCTGACTTTAACGCCAGCGAATAACGTGTTCTGTGTTTTCAAAGTCTAGCCCCCTAGCTTATTTAAAATACCTCTTCGTCCTTAATTGGTGCTTTAGTGTCAGCAACTGTTTTAGTTGGTTCTACTGGTGCTACTGATGAACCAGCTGTATTTGGTAGTTCCCACAATCCAGTTACAGGATTTAATACGGGTACGGGTGGTGATTCATTAACAACTGGTTTCTTAACCACTGGCGCTGGTATTTCCCATTGTCCTGTTTTAGGATTTAATACGGGAATTGGTGGTGGTGTTGATGCTTTTGGTACTTTTGTTTCGCTTGAAGGTTTACCGTATGTAGTTTCCTTTTTGTCATCATCGTTAAATGAAGGGAGTACATATTTTCCGTCAACAATTTGTTGCATTTCTTCGGGTGTTAATGTAAGGATATATTTTCCTTCTTTTGTTAAGTTAGTAGGTTTTGGTAGTGTGTTTACGTCAGTTGGTTTATCCGGTCTAGGCATCATTTCATATTTCGTTTTTTGGTCGCCCTTTGCTCCATTTCTTTTAATTTGAATTGGGTAAGTATGAAGGGGTCCAATTTCCGTCATATAAGTTAATAGTGTATTAATATGAGAAGGTCCTCTGTCCCAAACTTTAACATCACCGTATGTTACTTCCTTAGTTTCAGCGTTTGTTGATACTTCTACTAATTGAAATAAAGCTCTTACTTGTGTTTTCCAACCGTTTAATGCTAATGGGTCTGTTGCTGGGTCAATAACTTCCACGTATTTTTTAATACTTCTGTTTTCCCCTTTGATAGGTAGTTTAACTTCATAAACTCTACCCCAGTCTAATTCCCAACCTTCATCTGTATCTGGGTCGTTACCGTGTAAGAATACTACGGTAGCTTTGTCCCCATCGTCAGATAAACTAAAATAATCCTTTGAGTTTCCTTTCGAATTCTCTTTTAATGCACTTCTTAAATCTTTAGCTTTGTTTGCATCCATCTGTTTTTTCTCCTTTTCTATGTTGTCGGTGTAGACTCATAGTCTCTGGCTTTATAGTCAGCCCAACTTTTTGGTGTTTCATAAACACGTACATTTTTAACAAATACGTATTTCGGTGTATTTTCCGCAATGGTTTCAAATATCCATTTACTGATGTTCTCAGCCGTACTTCTAACACCTAATCTAAAGACACGCATACCTTGAGCTTCTAGTACGTCAGCTAAATATAATGTATCCCCATTTAACTCTATTACTTCATCTCCCTTAGCAATAAATGCATGGTCTGCTTTATCTGCAATTTCTTTTTGAAATATACGTTTTAAATGACTAAAATCGTATACCATTCCCTCAGAAGGACTTCCCTCTGTTTCGTTAATTAATCCCGTTAATGTCACGTGTACTATATACGTATGACCGTGATAATTTTTACACAAACCATTATGATTTGGTAACTGGTGCATTGCATCAAATGTAAATTCCTTTGTTACATAACTTGTTCCAAAAATCATCTTATTTTCCTCCAACTGCTGTTAGAAACTTTTGTTCTAACATTTTATCATCTCTAAATGCTCCTCTTGTTGCTATAGTAATTGTATTAGTATTGTGTTCTTCAATGCCACGTGAAATCATGCAAGTGTGTACAGCACTACCATACACAACAACACCTTTAGCTCCAATATCCATTATAGCTTCTGCAACCTCTTGTGTAATTTTTTCTTGTACTTGAAATCTATTACTAATACCTTTTACTAATCTTGAAAACTTACTAAGACCGATTATTTTACCATCAGGTATGTACCCAATATGTATTACCCCAATGAAAGGTAAAATGTGATGTTCACAAACACTTTTCATAGTAATATTTTCTACTATAACCATATCGTCTAGGTCTGTTTCTTTATCCCCTTCATCTAAATCAAAAGCTGTAAGTAAGTGTTTCGTAGGGTCTTCCGTATACCCTCTGGATAATTCAAACCAAGCTTTAACCACTCTGTAGGGTGTATCTAATTGTCCATTACCAAGTGGGTCTCCACCACACATTTGAATTAAACGGGCAATTGAAGGGATAATATATTCCTCTAATTCTTGTATATCTGTTCCATCTAGTCTACCGTTTGCTGCATCTAATAGTTTATTTAGATGATTATCATCAAGTTCGTTTATAAATTCCTCGTATTGTTTTTTTTCCATCTTTACACTCCTGTTATGTTTCTACTATTTTTCTTCCACACATACCCATACCATATATTCTCGAATGAACCAAAAGTACATTTTTCTGAGTACATTTTGTAAACATCTTTTCGGTGTTTACCTGATTTTTTAAAATCTCTTACTTTTTTAATTTGAGCTTCCGTGAACTTACTTCCTACTCCACGAGTTGGTTTATGTAACCCAATATCATAACCGTGTTTAACATTATAACTGTGTGTACACCATTCCAAATTACTAAGTTCATTATTACTAGGATTTCCATCAATGTGATTTATATACTTTCTATTTAATGGATTGGGTATAAATGCTATTGCTCCTAATCTATGAACATAAAACTTTTTACGTTTCCCAGCAATAAATAAATCAACTTTCTTATACCCACTACCATTATCATAGGGTTTTAAAACATTACCCGTTTTTAAGTAAACTATTTCACAAAGTTCACTAATGGTATATAGTCCCTTATACCCCTTAATATATTTACACACCTGTCGTATTCCCCCACAATAAGGAGTGCAACTGGGGTAATACTGATATATTTGTATACTCTTTATCCTTTAAAACTTTATCTACTAACCAAGCATAACCATTTAATACTCCCTCAACAACGGTACGTGTTTTATCATCTCCGTGTGGGTTATGATTACCTACGGATAAAAAGTAATGGTCTATGTTACTCATATCTAACATAGTATAAAACATTTTTGCCCAATCATAATCAATGTCATCAAATATTGGTATCTTAACTATAACCTCTTTATTAATCATCTTATACTTTGCAAACTCATTTATTTTGTTTGCTAACCATAATTGATTTACTTTCATTTTACTACTTGGTGGTTTTGGTGAAAATACTACATTATCTACATACTTCAACCAACTTGGCCATTTTGAACCCTGTGTTTCAATATGTACTTTCATTCCCATTTCGTGTAGTCCTACAACAAATTCTTCTAGGTCATACAATGCTGGATTTCCACCAGTAATAACAATATGGTCTGCATTACGACCACTATTATTAATAACTCCTTCTCCATTTACTTCTCTAACTCTTAACAACAAAGCGTCAGTGTTTAAGTATTCTGTTTCGTCGGTTACCATATGAGTGTATTTACTATCACACCACGCACATCTAAAATCGCAACCACTAAATCTAATGAATACTACTTTTTTACCTGCATAATTTCCTTCGCCTTGTATTGATACGAAGGTTTCTGCCAAAGGTAATTTCTTTGGATTGTTTTTCATCTTCTATCTCCTTTTTATACCACTTTTATTTACTACTAATTATACCACATAATCCCACTAAATACAAGAGCTAAAAGATGAGTGTAGTACGAATTTCACTTAACACATTACTAGGTATATCGTTAATGTCTTTAGCGTAATCTGGAAACATAAATCTCTTAATAAGTTTACTACTTAAATGCTTTCTTAAATATAATGCCCCACGTATGCCCGCATTGTCGTTGTCCTGCGCAGCAATTAACGTTTTAATAGGTAAATCATTAAGTAATTTTAACTGTGCCTTTGTGGGTATAGCTTGCATAGTAGCAACACCATATTTACCGTTACTCCATAAATATAAAGCGTCAATAATAGATTCAACGACGTACAGTTCCATAATACCAGAATTACCAGTTTGTAACTCTTTGTATAGTTGGTCAATACCATAAAGAGTAGAATCTTTATCTGCTCCTTCTGTGTTTAAGAAATACTTACTATCAATACTTCTTCTTTGTATAAATCTACATCTACCATCTTTATCATAAACAGGAAATGTAACACTGTGTTTTTCTTTATCATAACCAACATTAAATCTATCAGCTATTTCTAAAGTAACGCCCCTATTAATAATGTAAGCTGGTATTTGTTCTGCATACACTAATACTTCTTCCTCAGGTATAAGTAACGGTGTTACTTTTTCCTTTTGTTTAAAGGCTTTAATGGGTT